ATCTTAAGATAGGGTAGATTTTTAAAACGAAGATCATGGGCTTATTTTCAAAGCCAAAAACAAGCAAACCCAATCATGATTTTTATAGTAAGGGGCCAAAAATATTGACACCATCCTTTATATTATTCTGCAAAAGAAATCATTTTCAGCGCATCAAAATTCACAACATCACCGCCAGTGCGTCTTGTTGTATAGAATTCGATATATGGTTTTGCACTGTATGGATCTCTCAATACATGAATCGCAGCACGATCAACAATTTGGTACGCTTCTTTAAAGTCACCAAAGATGATTGATTTACTTTGTGTGCCTGCAGTTAACGTTGGCATATCTTCAGCAATCTCAACTTCATAACCCAAAAGAGTTGGTGTTGCGCTACCATTCAGACCAGGTTGCCATAAGTATTGACCTGTTTGGTCTTTCAGTTTTCTTACAGCAGCTTGTGCAGAACGAGACATCAACCATTTTGCATTTTGGTGATAATGAGATTGAAGTGCATTCACAGTATCAATTAAAACATCCGCAGAGTTAATACCACCATCAACACCAGAAAGCAAATGTTCCCATTTACCCCATTCATGGGCATCTTTTGTAACAGATTCGTAATGGAAAATTCCAGTAGGTTTGTTTTCACCATTGCCGAACAAATACGCTTGGTTTTCCATTTGAGCCATTTTACGGCTTACACTGTTGACAATCCATTGTTCTACGTTCACGTTAGAATCATCAAGCAGTTTCTGAGTTGCTCTTGGTTTTGCATACATTTCATGCAATGGAATACGAATTTTTTGTAACTTAGATGTTTCTGTTACTGCTCTCATTGCTGTTTCTGCGGCCCAGCCAACCTCAGTACCTTCTTTTTCATGTAAAAGCTCAATTGCACTTGAAGAAATGCTGATAACACTCGCAAGTTTTCTAATTGGAGAGAGAGTCTCAAGAGCAGTACGAACATTCTCAGATAGAATTTGTGGGATTAAAAATCCACCATCTGGATCAGAGGCAATACTCAATGATTTTGTATTTAGATTCAAAAGCTTGGACTCATCTCCTTTTCTGATATAATTCATAAAAGCAGATTTATGCTCACATCCTTCGTGCTGAGACATTCCCGTTGATGGGGAAAGCATTGGGCGTTTTGATGCCGTTTGCATGCTTTTTAGTTGTTGATAACGGCTATCAATTTCTGCGTTCAAACGATCTACTTTTTCTTCAAGCAAAGGATCAGCAGCCCCTTTTGTTTCAAGAGCTTTGATGCGTTCATCATTACTTGATTTAAATTCTTGAAAAGCGTGTACAAGTGTATCCACAGTTGATTGAACTGTATCCATTATTTTCTCCTGTTAGTATCAATATTTTTTTATAAGTGATTATTATTTTAAATGTTCTCAGAGCTTCCAAAGCACAAAATAAACACCTTTATTATTGGTTGTTATATTCTGCTTTTTGAAAAGCATTGATTGAAGTACGGCTATCTTTTACATTCAAAATTCTTGCCGAAGTATTTGCTGCAAATGTTACCAAAGAAATCTCAAAGAGATCCACTTCTGTTAACAAACGAACATCTTTCTTCTTCCCACTGACTGATTGAACAATGCGGAATCCGATTGAAAAACTGTCGACAACGTTTTCTTTGACCAAGGCATATGCTTCTTTTCCCTTTTGCAGATCAAGCAAAAGACGACCCTCAACATATAATCCTTTTTCATCTTCTTGAATGCTTTTCCATACACCAATTGGCTCACTTACATTATGTTGCCATAACATTTTTGGCATTTGGCCTTTTTGTCTCCATTCATGCATGCTGTTTTGAAAAGCTCCTTTGACGATACGATCTCCCTGTTGATCGACGACATCAAAGACGCTTGCATACCCGGATATCCTCCCCTCTTCTATTCCAGAACTTTTAGTTTCCAGAATAGCACTACAATTTATTGTTTTTGTCATCATTGTTTTTTACATTCTCCCATCGTTTGAACCAACTCACTTTTATTAGAACAATAAAAATTCATCAGCAAGATACCAGTAAAGAAGAGAAGCGCTATAAAGTATCGCCTCCCTCAATAGGTTCATACCCAACTGCTTGTCTTTTTTCATTTACAGTTAGGAATGATGCTGCTTGGATTTTAGCCCAAGCATCTTCCCGGCGCTTGGCTAGCGCAGGAATTCCGTCAATATCGTAAGTTAATCGCAATCGTCGACCATAATGGTTAACCAACCAAAGGTTCAACTCATCCGTGAAATAGTCTAATAAAGGCAAGATTGTATCTTCCCAAAGATGCAATCTCGCTTCTTTATAATTTGAATATGTTGCATCTCCTGGAATACCGACAAGCATTGGTGGTACATTGTATGCTTGGGCAATTTCTCTTGCAGACAAATTACGACCTTCGATAAAATCTAAATCTTTTGGCGAGAGCCCCATTTCTTTCCATTCGAACTCTCCTTCAAGAACCATGACACGACCAGCATTTTTGTTTCCTTCGTATAAATCTTGAACATCTTGTTTCAAAATTTCACGTTGCTCAGTCGTTAACGGCATTTTGTCACCACTTTTTCCAACCATCAAAGCACCAGATGGACGTCCTCCATTTTGTAACAGCGCAAGATTATGGGACGCAACCGCATTATGTTGATCAATTGAACATGCAGCAGTCTCAATAGGACTCAAGCCATACCAGTCATTGAGAGGATGGAAAAATTTTAGGTGAAGTACAGTAGACGCACCATTCTCTCCATCCACAGGCATCGTTCTTTTTTGTCCATTCACTTCATATTCATAAGCAACTGGAATTCCAGAACGTCCTGGGATCACTTTCATGCGATCAGGGCGATGAGAATAGAGTTCAGCAGGGTTGCCATAATCATCCATCACAGCTTCGATATAACTATTGCCCGCAAGCAAAAGATATCCAAGAACTGACTCAACAAAGGCTGAACCTGCTTGTCTTGGGTTTGGGGAATGGAGCAGATCAAGAATTTCATGTTCATGAATTTCTTCTCTTCCATTATAAAGTCTCCAAGGAACACTTGCGGCTCCTCTTGAAATTAAGTTCACAGCACGATACACAATGACATTTTTTTGATAGCCTTCATCTGCAAGCTTATCGTAACGGCGTGGGGTCCATACAGGTGAACCAAGAGTATTGCATGCAACAATTGAGCTGACTTTGCTCGCTTTTACATTAAGATGATGAGAGTCACTATATTGAGGACCTACTTTATCTATTTTATTTGATACTCTTTTTAACCAATCAAACATTTAATTCTCCCTGAAAAACAACAAACAAAACAAATAAAAGAATTTTTATTTAATTATGTTCATAAGCTTTTTTACGTTATATTTATTCAACTATCACAAATGCCCCATTTATACATAATTATATTTCAAAAAATATTTTTGATAGGACGATCGATTAAAACAGTGATATGATTTTAGGTGGGTATTATGTTTGCAGAGAGGCAACAATGATCTTTCGACAGCTTTTTGATAAAGAATCCTGTACGTATACGTATCTCATCGCTTCTGGGCTTGGCCGCGAAACGCTCATTATTGACCCTGTTAAAGAGCATACATCAACATATCTAAATCTCATCAAAGAATTAGGCTTGAAATTAGTTATTTCAATTGATACCCATTGTCATGCTGATCATGTTACTGCTGGTGGTGCACTTCATTTAAGCACAGCCTGTCAATGTGCGATGGGCGAATCCTCCAAAGTCGAAGGTATACATTTAAAACTCAAGGATGATGAGTCAGTTAATATTGATGGGATGAAATTCAGAACACTCCATACTCCGGGGCATACTGATGATTCATATTGCTTTCAATTTAACGATCGGATTTTTACAGGAGATACACTTCTCATTCGTGGCACTGGACGCACTGATTTTCAAAATGGTGATCCTTATCAACAATACGCAAGTATTCAAAAAAAACTCTTTACACTTCCAGATGATACTCTCGTATTTCCTGCTCATGACTACAAAGGACAGACCGTCAGCAGTATTGGAGAAGAGAAAAAACACAACCCAAGACTTCAAGTCAATTCCGCAGATGAATATGCCGAGATCATGAACAACCTGAGTTTACCTTACCCAAAGAAAATGGATATAGCTGTCCCAATGAATCTGCAAAATGGACTTATGGCGCAAGCGTCTTGATTCTCGATTAGTTCTTCCTCACCCAATTTTAAATTGAATATAGATGATTAACCTTGATTTTGCCTAATTTATAAGAGTATTTTGCGTCCTATATCAAGTTTGAAAAACCG